AATGAGTGGTACTTTCTTAGAAGGCTCTAATTTCTCAGAAGATCCTAACTACTTCAATATTTCTGATTCTGAAGAAAAAACATTCGCAGATAAATCTAGATACTTGCTAAGTTATAGCAACGAAGCTAACGGAAGTATCCTAGCTGGTAATTCTTCATTACAAGTTCAAGCTGTACTAAATGCTACGAATGAATATGTTGCTCCAATTATTAGACTTGATGGTTCGCAGATGTTACTCGTTACAAATAGAGTAAACGCTAATACAACAAACGAAACAACGCGCGAAGGTGCTGCTGATGCGAAATATGTTTCTCGCGTTATCGGACTAGCTGATGGTCAAGACGCAGAAGATATTAAAGTTTATGTTGATGCATACAAACCTAAGAACACTGGTGTTGTAGTTTACGGTAAGTTCCAAGCAGCCGAAGATTTTAGAGATTTTGATAGTCTTCCTTGGATCGAACTAACTCAAGTGACGCCAGCAGGTGTTTATTCAGATCCTAAGAATCTAAATGACTTCCGCGAGTTTGAATTCGAAATTCCTGCTAACTACAAGAACAACGAAGGATACTTTGCTTACAGCGCAACTGCTCCCGAGACAGGTGACTTCGTTCGCTTCAAGAAATACAGCATTAAAATTGTATTGACAGCAGATTCAGGTTATGAATATAACCCACCTAGAATTACTGACCTACGAGTTATCGCGCTGCAAAAATGACGAATTATTTGAAAATTGAAGATGCTCCAGATTTAGTAAAAGATACGAATTCTGGAGCAGTACTAAATACTAATGTACAAGCGTTAGAAGCATATCGCAAAAGACGCGAAAAGTTTAGTAAGGTCGATGAGTTAGAAAACAAAGTTGTTTCATTAGAACAAAACATAAATGAGTTAAAATCGCTAATCATAGCGGTTCTGGCGGAGAGAAAATAAATGGCAATTACATTCGCAAACGTCGCGAACACAGATACCTTTTCGACTTGGTTGACAAGAACCAACCAAATGGCGAATGCGTTTGTGCAGGTCGTTACGGTAGAATCAAATACTGCTTCTGGTAACGCAGCGGTCAGTGGCTACTTTGTGGCTAACGGTTTCGTCGGAAACAACATTACTGTGACTGGTTCAGCTGGCGGAAACTTAACTGTTTCTTCTGCTAACTTAGTAATCGCTAGTAATTCAAAATTATCTGCTGTCGGTTCGCTTGCTGTTAAAGGCACAATGACTATTGACGCGCTAAGTAGCGTCAACACTGGTACAGCTGCGAACGCAACTCACTATCTTTTGGCTGCTAACAGCGCCAACGGTAGTAGCTGGTACTATGCAGCTGTTCCAACTTCCTTTTCAGGAAACTCTAACTTTGACTCAGGAACTTTGTTTGTTGATTCAGTAAACAACAGAGTCGGTGTAAACAATACAACTCCTGATGCTGCTTTGACTGTAACTGGTACTGCTAATATTTCTGGTAACGTTGCTATTGGTGGCGGTCTAATAACCAGCACAAATAACGCTTTCCAAGCTAACGCTACATTCTCTGATAGAATTACCGTATCTAATTTTGCTACATTCTCAAATAGCATCACAGTTACAAATACCGCAACTTTCTCAAATACAATTACTGTTTCTGGTAATGTCGCATTTGGTACTACTAGAATTACAGCTAATGGCGGTGTCGGTACAGCTGGACAAGTTCTAACTTCTGGCGCAGGAACTGGAAATGTGTATTGGTCTAGCGCAGCTGCTGGTACTATAACAAACATTGCTTCTGGCGACGGTTTAACTGGCGGACCAATTACTTCAACTGGTACTTTATCAGTTCTAGCAGGCTCTGGTATTATTGCTAACTCTAGTGGTTTGTTTGTAAATGCGACTGCTATTGCAGTTGGTACTTTACCAATCACTCGTGGTGGTACGGGAACTTCTACTGCAACTGGTACTGGTTCAGTAGTTCTTTCTGCTTCTCCAACCTTTACTGGTACGATTAATGCACAGATTTTAAACATCGGTAACACTAGCATATCGGGTAATTTAAGCGTCGATGGTTTTGCTAATATTATTTCTACTGCAAACGTCGGTGGTGCTGTAAATCTACGAAGCACCCTTGCTGTAAATGGCGCAGTAACAATTGTTAATACAATGGCTGTCGGTAATACCACGCTAACAGGCACGCTAAGTGTTTCTGGAAACGTCGCGACTGGCAATGTTGTTACAACTGGTAATAATACTACAACTGGAAACACAACTATTTCTGGTACATTAAATGTAGCGAACGGAATTGTTCTTTCAACGAATGCAGTGGCTCTTGGTATTGAACAGTCGCTAACTCTTGCTCTTTCTGATGAAACTACTACCATTACTACTGGTACAGCGAAAATAACATTCCGCGCTCCATTTGCTTGGACTCTGACTAGAATTCCTCGTGCTTCTTTAGCAACTGCTTCTGTTTCTGGAAATCCAACAGTTGATATTAATGTAAACGGTTCTACTATCTTAAGTACAAAATTAACGATCGACGAAAACGAAAAAACAAGCACAACTGCTGGTACTGCTGCAGTTCTATCGTCAACAAGCATTGCTGACGATGCCGAAATTACTATGGATATCGACGTGGCTGGTGGTGGCGCGAAGGGACTAAAAGTAACACTATACTACAAGCGAGCCTAATATGGGCGGGTTTTTGTTAAATTCTTATATTGTTAGACAAACGACGGGCGGAACCTCGCGTTCAACATCAACAGCATTTAACACTACGTATGTGACTTTTTATGTTACTGGATATGATACTAATTTTGAAACACAAAAATCAACTGATACAAGCCAGCTAACATCTAAATCTACAGATACTACAACAGTTTACAATACTGTTTATACTACTGTATTTGAAACTTCTAATGAAGTTTCTACTACCACAAAATACAATACGACCATTACTACAACGTTCTTTGATGGCGAACAGGAAGTTACAGAAGTCTACGAAATACCAACAAGTAGAAGTACATTAACAGGAACAGCTCGCGACACTAATACAACAGTATTGACAACATATGCAACAACCACTGTATTCAATACCAATACTGCTTATCTTACTTCTCTTGCTACGACGCCATCTACTAACAGAGTAACTACAACTTCCGCAGCGACTAGTACCTCTAACGCAACTGGAACCTCAAGATCAACAACATCAGCTTTTGATACAACGACTACGTATTTAACGCTATACGCTACTGTATTTGGTACCTCTAATGAAGTTTCTACGACAACCGTTTATCTTACAGAAATAACAACTACAGTATCTGGCGAACCAGTCGATGTTCCCAAAGAAGTAAGTAGAAGTACATTAACTGGTACAGCTCGCAGTACAGATACAACAATATTAACAACATATGCGACGACTACTGCATATGGTACAACCACAACATACGTAATTGGTGGGGATACTCAAACTATATTTGAAACATCTGAACAAATCTTCACTACGATTAAGGGAGACCAGTCGTTCTTAAGAAACAGTATCTACGAAACTGCTAGAACAACTGCGTCTGGTGTAGTAACTTCTAGAACAACTGATACTTCTATTTTTACTGATACTTCTAAAAATACTTCTTTTGTTACCGCCACTGTATTCGCGTCTGTCTATGACACTAGCAAAATTACATCTACGTCCACTTCAAAAGCAACTGGAACTTCAAAAGAAACAACAACAGTCTTTGATACGACCACGGTGTTTAATACAACAACTACGTATGGTACGACAACAACATTCGGCACTGTTTTATTTAATACTACCACCAAATATGATACAGAAGTATTTACAGAAACTTTTGATGACGAAAACAAAAAGTTTGTACTAACATCTACAGCTTTTGAAACAAGCAAATTAACTGAAACTGGAACAATTACTGTTAGAGCAACAAACACATCAAAATCTACTGATACCTCTAAATCAACTGCATATAGTACCTCTACGGTGTTTGTTTCTGTTTATGAAACGGCTGGATCGACCTCTAAGTCTACTTCTAAAACGACCGCGACCACGACGTCGTTTAATACTTTTTATGGTACAACTACTAAATATGACACGTTATTCGCTACTGGCGCGTCAGTATCAAAATCCACGACTGCGGCGACCTCTAGATCTACTGATACATCATTTATGACTATCGTTGGAACAATTGTTACAACAGAAATTGATGGTGACACACAACAATATACTAGCGAACTTCAATAAGGCTATCTTATGGCAACTAAACTAAATCTATTCATCGACCAAGGAACCGACTTCTCGACAACGATTGAAGTCGCAGATGATGCTGGTGTTCCAATTAATCTATCGACATTTACTGGTCGTTCGCAGATGCGCAAACACTATACGTCAACTACGTTTAATTCGTTTACTGTTACTGGTGATGCCAATGGTGTAATTACTGTTTCTATGAATGCTGCTACAAGCGCGAACATTACTGGCGGTAGATATGTTTGGGATTTAGAACTTGTTTCTTCTGGAAACGTGGTCTCAAGAATCGTAGAAGGTATTGTTACTATTAACCCTGAAGTTACGAGATAACTAAATATGGTTACGGTAGTGAAATCCAACAATCGAAATGCTCTTAGTCTAAAAGTTGTTGCATCTGGTGGCTCAATTACGCCATCTACACAGGCTGGTGCTGTTACTGTTACTTCTGCTGCGGGTGTTACTGCAGCAGTTACACGATTAGATTCATTGGTTGATGTGGTGGAATCAACCCCTGCGAACAATTCCACATTAGTTTATTATTCTGCCAACGACACTTATGTTGTCGAACAATTAAACTTAGACGGAGGTTCATTCTAAAATGGCCAATAAAATTCAAATCAAACGTAGTACCACCAACGCAGCACCTACTGGTCTTGCGAATGGTGAATTAGCGTATACCTCGAATGGCGAGATACTATTCTTAGGTCACCCAGATGGGTCGACTGGTAGTATCGCAATCGGTGGTAAACGCGCTCCTGGTACATTAACCGCTAACCAAGCCCTTGTCGCTAACTCTACACTAGGTATTGACAAAGTAATCGTCGCTAACCTAGTTCCAAATCAAATCTATGCCAACGGTGCAATCGGTTCCAACGGACAAGTTCTTGTTTCTGGCGCTGCTGGTAACGTATACTGGGTGACTCCATCAGAAGGTGTGTCTTATGACCTACTTGCTGTTGCCAATACTGAAGCTAACAAAGGTATTCTACAATTAGACGCATCTGTTGGCGCAAACGATGATGTATTCTTTATCGGTGCTGGTGGTGTTACTGTTTCTTCTAACTCTACCGCAATTTTAATCACTGGACAACAGGGCGACATTACTGAAGTTGTTGCTGGAAACGGTTTAACTGATGGTGGTACTTCTGGTAGCGTAACACTCAATGTTGGTGCTGGTAACGGTATTGATGTCGCTGCTGATGCTGTTGCTGTTAAAGCTAATAACGGTATTATCGCTAACTCTAGCGGTGTATTCGCTGATGCTGCCAATGGTATCTCGGTAGACGCTTCTGGTATTAACGTTCTTCGCGGTGACGGTACTCTTACTGTAAACGCAACTGGTGTTTATGTTAATACTGCAAATCTATCTGTTGCTACTTCTCAGCTATCTGGTGATGTTGCTCTAGGTACACAAACTTCTGGTAACTATGTTGCTACTATTTCAGCTGGTGCTGGTATTTCTGGATCAGGTTCTTCAGAAGGCAGTGCTGTAACAATCGCTGTCGTAGCAAATAATGGTATTATCTCTAATACAAGTGGTGTATTCGCTGATGCTGCTAACGGTATTTCGGTTGATGCTTCTGGTATTAATGTAACAGCTGGTGACGGTCTTGTTGCTAACGCAACTGGCGTTCACGTTGTTGCTGCCAACGGTATTTCTGTTTCAGCTGATGCGGTCGGTGTAACAACTGGTTCAACTCTAACTGTAAACACCTCTGGTATTCACGTCAACAGTTCGCTTTCGATTACTGACCTAACACTATCTGGTAATCTTGATATCAATGGCACACTAACCACAGTTGATACTACTAACCTATCTGTAACTGATAGCATTATCTCGTTGGCTCGTAGCAATGCGGTAGATACACTTGATATTGGTTTCTATGGTACATTCAATGACGGCGCAACCAAATATTCTGGTCTGTTCCGCGATGCTTCTGATGGTGTCTTTAAGCTGTTCTCTGGTCAAATTCCAGAACCAACGACGACCGTTGATACTGCGAACGTAAACTTTGCTTTCGCGACACTACGATCGTTCTTAAATACTGGCGCATTGATTGCTAACTCAAGTGTTGTAAACATTACTGCTAACTCGACTGTTTCGGTTGCATTAACTGCTAACACTTTGAGCTTGACAACTGCTCTACCAGCAACTTCTGGTGGTACAGGAACTGGAACTTATGCTCTCGGCGACTTGCTAGTTGGTGGTGCAGGTAATACGCTATCAAAACTAACAGTTGGTGCAGACGGCAAGGTTCTACAATCTAATGGTACTTCTGTAGTCTATGCTGATCTAGATGGCGGTACGTTCTAAAATTAAATAGGAGTTATTATGAGTGAAGCTGTATTTGTAAATGTGTATATTGAGAATATTAAACAGGCTCTTTTTGATGAGATTTCAAAACATCTAATCACTAAGAGCCAGCTCGATCTAATGTCAAAACAATTAGAGGAAGCAACTGCGAAGCTACAAAAGCTGGAAGCTAAGAATAAGAAAATCGCAGAATAACTTAAAGCCCACTTCGGTGGGCTTTCTTTTAGAGTATAAATAAATGTATGGCTACTAATCTAAAGAAAACATCTGTCGCTGGTCGTGTCCCGAACACCTTCGTATTAAGTACCGATGGTGATATTGGGGTAAACACACACGATGGTAAAATGTATATTTCAAATTCAAGTAATGTGTTTGAAGTTGGCGCAAATATTAGTGGTAACAGTTATGTTGGTGGAAATTTAACTATTGATTCTGGTATATTAAGTTGGAATACGCTAGAAGATTGTTTAGATATTCAGCAAGAAGACGGTTCTACATTACAAACTGGTTTGGAATCTTATATCAAAGTTAGAAATTACACTGGCGGAGTATTAACTAATGGTACATTAGTCCAGTTCTCTGGTATAAATGGCAATGGTAATCCCACATGTGTTCCTTTACTCGCTAACTCTACATTTGATCCTTTGTACACAATCGGTGTTCTAACTAATGATATTCCAAACGGAGAAGTTGGGAGAGCAACTACTCTTGGAAAAGTAAGAGGGATAAACACAACTGGTGCTGCTGTCGGAGAAAGTTGGAGTGCGGGCGATTTGCTTTGGGCTTCCACTACAGCGGCTGGTGGTCTAACTAAAATAAAACCAACTGCGCCGAATCCAGCGATTTCTGTTGCTGCTGTAACTGTAGTCGGAACTACCACAGGCGAATTATTAGTTAGACCAACTATTTCTCCCAGACTATATTATGGTTCATTTTCAGACACCACGACACAATCTGCTGTACTTGCTAATACCGCATATCCAATTAAGTTTGATACTACGGATTCTGCTTCTGGCCATTCCGTAGCAAGTAGATATTCTGGAAGCAACAACGCAATAGTTGCATTAGCATCTGGTTTATACAACTATCAATTTTCGCTTCAGTTTAGTTCGACGACCAACCAAACTCGTGACATATGGATTTGGCCAAGAAAAAACAACGTTGATATTCCTAACTCTGCTACCAGAATTAGTATTACTGATTCGACAACATATGTTGTTGCGGCTTGGAACTTTATTGTTTCTATGCAGGCAAACAATGACTTTCAACTAATGTGGGCTGCGGAAGAAGGTTCAAATACAATATCAATTACAGCGTTTTCTGCTACTGCGTTTTGTCCTGCTACCCCTAGCGTTATTTTATCTGTAACAGAAGCATCATTATAAATAGACCTGAGTAAATACTCAGATAATCCGTCAGTAGATACTGACAAACGGAGATAGGCAAATGCCAAATAGATTTCAAATAAAACGAACTACTACCTCTGGCTTACTACCAAACGTAAGCAACGTAGCTAACACCTCGTACATCGCCGCAGGTGAATTAGCAATCAATCTTACCGACAGGAAACTATTGTCTTCCAATGGCTCAGCGACATTTGAAATTGGCGCGAACCTTGCAAGTATGGTTGTCGGAACTGGCTTTACTTTAACAAGCGGTAATGCAAACTTTGATAGCGGTGTTCTATTTGTTGATGGTACAAACAACCGAGTTGGCATTGGTAACACAACTCCTGGTCACGCTTTATCAGTAACAGGCACAACTAACTTAGGTGGTGTAGTAACAGCTACTGCAAATGTTATACTTGGTACAACTACTATATCTGCTAACGGTAGTGTTGGTACTGCTGGCCAAATTCTAACTTCTGGTGAGTCTGGTAATGTTTACTGGTCTACTGGTGGAGGTGGATCTCCTGGTGGTGCTAATACACAAATACAGTTTAATGATAGTGGTTCGTTTGGTGGTGATGCAGGTCTGACTTATAACAAAACAACTGATGCACTAACAGTTGCTGGTGCACTTACTGTTAATGGCGCAGTCACTGTTCCAAATACTGCTGCTCTTGGTAACACGACTATAACTGGATTTGTAAACGCAACTTCTTCTGTTAATGCAGCATCATTTACAATAGATACTACAGTTGTTGCTAACAGCACCGCTGTTTATGCTACCAGATTAAATTCTAAAACAGAAGGCAACTTAAACGTAAACAATGCAGTTACATCTGGCGCTGTTACTGTTACCGATACTAGAGCAGCTCAAACCACACCAGAAACTTTAGCTTTACCACTTGTTGATTTTGATTTTAAACAAAATACAACAGAAGGATTATCTGATGGTGGAACTTATTTTGGTGAGATGACATTTAGACCATATGGAACTACTACCGACTGGTCAGGCGGTCCATCTCATCAGTTGGGTTTTACTTCTAATAATAATGTTTATCATAGAAGCGGAACCAACACAACATGGGGAACTTGGGCTAGACTGTATAAAGAAGGAACTGTTCTTGCTGCTGGCAACACGACTATAACTGGTTTCGCTAACGTAACAACAACAGCAACAGTCGGAACTGGCTTTACTTTAACCAGTGGTAATGCAAACTTTGACAGTGGTGTATTGTTTGTTGATGGAACAAACAACCGTGTTGGTGTGGGCAACACAACTCCTGGCCACGCTTTATCAGTAACAGGTACAACTAATTTAGGTGGTGCGGTTACAGGTATTACAACTCTAGCTGCTGGCAACACGACTATAACTGGATTTGCTAACGTAACAACAACAGCAACAGTCGGAACTGGCTTTACTTTAACCAGTGGTAATGCAAACTTTGACAGCGGTGTTTTGTTTGTTGATGGAACAAACAACCGTGTTGGTATTGGTACTGCTTCGCCAGTAGTTAGATTAGATGTTTCAGGTGGCGAAGTTCGAATAGCAAATGATATAGGCTCAACATTTGGCGGTCAATTTAAATTAGTCAATAGTGCTTCTGGCGCAACAAACACTGATAAAAGTTTCCGCGTTGGTCCAACCGGAACTTTGGAAATAATCAACAGCGCGTATAACGCTGTGCCTTTTACATTTACAGATTCGGGAGTATTCCAAGCATCAAGCGATATTCGTGCTCCAATCTTCTACGATAGCGCAAATACATCTTTTTACCTAGATCCAGGATCTACATCTAACTTAAATGGACTTACAGTTGCGTCTACGATAACTGGCTCGATTACTGGAAACGCAGGAACTGCGACCACTTTACAAACTGCTAGAACCATTAACGGTGTATCGTTTAACGGTTCTGCTAATATTACAATTACTGCAAATACTACTAATACCTTAACAAGAGGTACATATCTAACTGGTGATAATTTCAATGGATCAGCGGCTACTACTTGGGCTGTTGATGCCACAACTACTGCGACTGCAAGCAAAATTGTTGCTCGTAACAGCAGTGGCGATGACTTTAGACGCTATGGATTTGCCGAATACTTTAACATGAGCCACGCAGCAAGCGGTGCAACAACTGACACTGTCTTTTATTCGTCTGGTGATGACTATATCAGAAAAAATAATGCTACTGGCTTTAGAGCATCATTAAACGTACCAACACGTACAGGTGGTGATGCTTCTGGCACTTGGGGAATCAGCGTAACTGGTAATGCAGGCACGGTCACTAATGGTGTCTATACCACAGGCGACCAAACCATCGGTGGGACTAAGACATTTAGTACCGAGTTAAGAGTTCCTTCTTTCGCAGGAACTAACAGCTTTATTAGTGGCACAGGCGACAGCGCATCTCTATCTACATACAACTTTGCGTTGAGTGGATGGAATGGAATGGCGTTTTATAACCCTACTGTTGGAGGGGCTTTTCCAAATGCAACGTCTGGATTTATAGATTTTCGTAATGGCATTTTGTCTATGCGCGGCGATTTACGCGCTCCCATATTCTACGACAGTGATAATACTGGTTACTATATTGATGGTAATTCTACATCCATTTTATACAATTTAAGATGTACTTCTGGATTTGATTTAACTACTAACGATGTTTATGCTAGTATGCGCGTTGTAAGAAATGCTCTTACTTCAGGAGGTACCGCAGATGGTATGTATATTGGCTATCAAAATGGTAACAGTGGTCTCACAAGAATATATGGCGGTGGCGCTACTGGCGGCGAACTAGTTAAACATTCTGACCACACTTCAGAAGTAAACTCGTTTCGCGCTCCGATATTCTACGATAGCGACAATACTGCATACTTCTTAAATGCTGCTAGTTCCTCTACTATAAATGAAATAAGCATGGTTGGTCTTTTGACTGGTAAAACATCTGCTGCAACTGATGTAAACACAGCAAATGATACTGGTTCGTTCTCTGCAAGAGGTAATACTTCTACTGTTGCTTCTATGTCGTTCCATCGTACTAGCGCATACGCTATAAACATGGGGCTTGGCACAGACAATGTGTTCCGTATCGGTGGATGGTCGGCTTCAAACAACGCCTTCCAGATGGACGGCTCTGGCAACCTGACAATGCTGAACAATGTCACGGCATATTCTGACGCCAGACTGAAAACAGACATTGTTAAGATTGAAAACGCTTTAGATAAGGTACAGCAACTTAACGGATACACATACACCAGAACTGATACAGGTTCTAGACAAGCTGGTGTTATTGCGCAAGAAGTTATGAAAGTTCTTCCCGAAGTTGTCATGGGAAGCGAAGAAACAAACTACAGTGTTGCGTATGGTAATATGGTAGGATTGTTAATTGAAGCAATTAAAGAACAACAAGCTCAGATCGATAAATTAACAAATCTAGTCGATAAATTACTAACTAAATAATTAGTAAACAAATTAGGAGATACAAATGTCACTTACATATACATGGAAAATTACAGGCTTAAAGAAGCGCAATGATCCTTCAGTTGAACTGGATGATATCATTGTTCAAACTTACTGGGAATGCAAAGGCACAGACGCAAATGGCAACTCAGGAGCATTTAACGGAGCAACTCCATTTGAACCTGATCAAGTCGATCCAGAAAACTTTACTAGTTATGAAACCCTAACCGAAGCGCAAGTTATCGGTTGGATCCAAGATGTTGTCAATAACAATCCTGGATATAAAGCACATATCGACGAACAGATTCAAAAGCAAATTAACGCGGTAATTGTTCCAATCGTTGATATTTCTGTAGAAAACATGCCTTGGGCAGAACTAGTAACAACAGAAGAGCCAGCTAACCCTAGCGTTTAATATTATTAATACATAGTTAAGGAAAACATTATGACTAACCCCGAACTCGACTCCAAATTGGTTGAAAATCAACAGCAACAACAAATTCCAAACGTGACCATTGAAGTGAATGTAAATGAACTCAATGTTATTATGGGCGGTTTACAAGAACTCCCACATCGCGTTGTAGATCCTATTCTTCGTAAGATAATGGAACAAGCGCAAGCTCAATTACAGAGATAATAATGCCATTACAGTTATCAGGCACAATCACTCTTGCTCAAATTCAAACTGAATTCGGAGGATCTAATCCGATCAGCTTGAGTGAGTATTACCGTGGTGGTGGATTGGTGCCAAATACGGCAGCTAACGCTAACATTCCTACGTCAGGAATTATTAGACTTTCAAATTTTTATGGAGGGTCTAATACAGTATCAGTCACTACTGTTTACCAAACTTCGCGCGGTACAAATACGTCTAGATCTACTACGACTGCTTATAGCACATTTTATCTTACAACATTCTTGGATGGTAAGCAATCAATTTCTGAAGAAACAAGTAGAGGCACATCTAGATCTACAACAACTGCTTATGATACAACAACCAGCTTCGATACCTCTAGAAGCACGTAATAAATATAACATGAAAGGAGATTATTATGAATATACAAACTGATGAAAATGGCGCTCCAGTGAACGTCGAGATGGTAAACCGCAAACTTGAATCTTTCGTAGAAGTGGTTTTACAAAAAATGATTGATGTTGAAAAAGAAATTAAATCATTGAAAAAACGAGTGAAAGATTTAGAAAAATAATCAAGGAATTTTGTGATGGAAGAAACAAAACCAAAACCCAAAAAGAAATCGTTTATGTACATGTCGTCGAACGAATGGCTCGGCGACTCAGTTACACATTTTATGAAAACTGGAAATGCGCTTCGTTCTGACGAAAATGACGACCTAGCAAACATCTCTAATCTAATTCCTAAGAGCGTAAATGGTGTAAAGGTTGAATACGACATTTCATACGAATCACCAAAAGATCGTATTCATGGCTACAAGTACACAGATTTGCTGACTAAAGTCGTAATGCTTTCACCATGTAATTCAACAATAGCAGTTCAGAATTTGATTGAACAGATTAAGAAAGGACCAACCGAAGAAGGCTTGGCTGTTCTTAATAAAATAAAAGCCAATCTAACTGACAAATATCTGCTCGACGAAGAAAGCGACTTACCTGTAAAAGAACTTGTAATTCTTCCAGGAACCAATCTACTAACCAAAGAGGGTGGTTGGTGTGATATGGAAAAGATTGACCAGCTTGTTAAAGATGGCGCGTATGTTAAGCTACATCCAATCACTGCTAAGGTTTGGCAGACTATGCTTGCTAAACGCTGGGGTGATAAGTGCGTTAATAACGATGTGGCTTTGTATCCGCTTTTAAAGAAATGCGACAAAGCATATTTCTGTATGAGTTCTGAAACTGGATTATCAGCTACTATTTTAGGAAAGAAACTTGGACTCATCGATCTAAAAGAACGCAAAGGTCGCGGAACTTTTGAGAATGTGTACAATGCGCTAGATCGTTGTGGTGTTAAGGATACTCTATACAATAAACTGGCTGCTCTGTTCTCTCATCCAGAATCAGGTTTTGTTTGCGTATATCACGACAATTATCAGGAGCGTGTTGATACGTATTTTACTCACATGAAAGAAAAGTATAAACACAAAGAATGAAAACTTTAGTTATTATAGCAACTCACCACGGGTCGTTTCTTACAATTAAATCGGCATTGAAAAACTCTTCGCATGATAAACTCATCGTTATCGTGCCAAAATCACAAGTTGACAAGTACCATAAAATGTACGAAGACAATGTTCATAAGAATGCAGAATTTGAAGTATTCAAAAATTATGATAGAACAATTACTCAGTTCTGTGGAACTGAGGTGTTTGTCGTAGACGATTGGGATCCAGCAAACTCCGTAAGTTCTACCGTTGAGACACTTATGGCGTTAGAAAGTAAAGGACTACACGTGGTCGTTGGCGCTGGTTTGTTAATTCTAAAAGATCCTTTTAGCAAATCATTAACAGAATTGATGGATTCTAATCGATTGGCTATTAGCAAACCGCGTGTGTATGGCGATAACAAACGACTTAACATGTACCATATGATCGGGTTGTCTAAAGAAGATTTAAGTTATGATGCAAACGTGTTTGCTCTAAACATGGATCTGTTTGAAGAAATTACCGTTTCCGACGGCAGGTTAATTCAAGAAGCCATTTCTAACAAAAAGTTTGTAAAATTGCCAAGAGAATACAATATGAAACACGACGCGTTGATTGGGACAGCGATCTCTGCGCGCGAAACAGTAATGCATGGCACTAGGGCTAGTAAGTCTTCTATTGTAAACTTTTGGATGCCAGTTATTAAGAAATATGAAGATTTGTACCCAGAGGAAACTTTTGGGTATCTATTTGACGTTTATCTAGACTATGCAGAACAAGTCGAGGACTATCTACCAGCTTCGACTTATAATAGAATAAAACAAAATGGCGAAGCTACTAAATACTGGATAAAGGATATTCGAGATAATATCCTCGGATAACACGGAGAACCACAATGGCTGTTCCAGCAACTAGAGCTCAATTCAAAGAATATTGCCTTCGTAAGCTAGGCAAGCCAGTTATTGAAATTAACGTTGACGACGACCAAGTCGAAGATCGTATTGATGAATCAATTCGCTATTTTTGGGATTACCACTTTGATGGTTCACACAGAACTTACTACAAGCATATCGTAACACAAACTGATATAGATAACAAATACATTACGATGCCCGAGAATATCATCGGCGCGATCAATATTTTTGATATCGGCGATGCAGTAAATACGAACAACCTTTTTAATATTCGTTATCAGATTGCCCTTAACGATCTGTATACTTTAACCTCGCAGTCCATGGTTCCGTACTTCATGGCTATGCAACATATTCAGTTCCTAGAAGAATTATTGGTCGGTAAACAACCTATTCGCTACGAACGCCATCGCGATCGTTTGCACGTTGATATGGATTGGGAAAAAGTAAGTATTGGAAATTATATCATCGTAGAAGCATACGAAGTAGTTGATCCAGATGTATGGACTGATGCTTGGGGTGATCGCTGGTTGCAGAATTACTGCACCGCAAAAATTAAATATCAGTGGGGTTCAAACCTAACCAAGTTTACTGGTCTAAACCTTCCTGGTGGCGTGCAGTTTAACGGTGAGAAAATTCTAGACGATGCTGCAGCCGAACTTGCCAAGATGGAAGAAGAAATGCTAAACAGCTATTCGCTTCCAAATATGGATATGATTGGCTAATGGCAACCAATTTTTTCTTTAACAACTTCGGAAACTCGATGGAGCAAGGTCTTATCGAGGACCTAGTTGTGGAATCAATTAAGATCTATGGTATCGATTTGTATTATCTACCAAAGAGAACTGTCGCTAGAGATACAGTATTCCGCGAAGAAGAATTGGTGACTTTTAATACAGCTCATCCTGTTGAGATGTATATTAAGAACGTTGATGGCTTCGAGGGCGAGGGCGACTTTATGTCGAAGTTCGGTCTTGAGATCCGCGATCGAATTACATTTACTGTTTCTCGTCGTAGTTTTGCCAGCGAAATTCTTACACAAGAATCGAACATGGTGCGCCCATTAGAGGGCGACCTAATCTGGTTCCCACTAACTCGTAAGATGTATACGATTAAGTTTGTTGAGCACGAAGCTATATTCTATCAGCTTGGTTCGCTACAAACATTCGATATGACTTGCGAATTATTTGAATACAACAACGAAACATTTGATACTGGTATTCCAGATATCGATCAAGTTTATGCTGAACTCGATGTTGATATCAATACAGCGATTGCATCATCAGTAACACTAACAGATATTCAAGCACAGAACGAAGAATTTGAAACAGACGGACAGTCAGGAATTCTGGACTTTAGCGAGATGGATCCATTCTCAGAAGGAAATGATTACTAATGTTTGGTCACGAGTTTTACCACGAGCATTTACGCAGATACATCGTTGTGTTTGGAACGATGTTTAACAACATCGTTGTCTCAAGAAAGACAACCGCTGGCGTAGTTGACAAGCGAATCAAAGTTCCTATCTCGTACTCACCACGCGATAAGCTATTAGCGCGTATTGAAACAGATCCTAATCTAAGAAAGCCAGATGCGGTTTCTTTACCACGTATGGGTTTCGAAATGACTTCCATGACGTATGCTGGTGAGCGCAAATTAAGCACAATTAAGAAGTTTACTGCAGCTGGAACTAATGGAAACAACCGTACAATTATGTACGCGCCAGTTCCATACGACGTAAACTTTCAATTAAGCATCATGGTAAAGAACGCGGAGGATGGTACTCAAATACTTGAGCAGATCCTTCCATTCTTTACTCCAGAATGGACTAATACCGTTCAGCTAATAGACGACATGGATATTAAGTTAGATATTCCTCTTGTATTAGTTTCTGTTTCTTCAGACGACACATACGACGGTGATTTTGAAACTCGGCGCGCATTAATCTGGACTTTAGATTTTACTATGAAGTGTTACTTCTTTGGTCCAACAAAAACCAAAAAACTAATTAAGTTGGCAAATGTCAATTTCTTTATCGACGGATTTGATACAGCTATTGGTTCTTCGAATACTGTTTTAGAACGAGTGACAATACAACCAGGATTAGCACCAACAGCTAACTTGGCTGGAACTATTTCTTCCTCTGGTAATTTAGTTACAGGTTCAGCAACTTCATTTACTACAACTATGGCAGTTGGTAATTATGTAATTGCCGTGTCCCCCACCGCTGCTGATCAATTTAAGCGCGTTACATCGATTGCCAATAATACATCTATGAGAGTTGAGTCAGCATTTAGCGCAAGTTTGGTGGCAAGCAACTACCAGTCGACATATAATGGAACTGGTACAGCTAATTCTCAATTAACTGTTGACAAAGACTACATTTTGGTCACCGATGACTGGGATTATATCGTAACGATAGAAGACGTATAAAATATGAACAGTATTATGGATAACTTGACCAAAGCATTAGAAATGAATCCTCTTGTGGTCGAAGAACAAAAAGAAGAACAGCTTCCTGCGGTCGTCGAAGAAACAAACGACGCTGAGCAGGACTTTGAGCTTGCGCGCAAAAATCTACAAGAACTCGCTAAGAAAGGCAACAAGGCTCTCGACGAGTTGATTATGCTGGCTAAGAATAGCGAGCACCCTCGTGCATACGAAGTAGTTGCCACGCTAATTAAAACACTAGCTGATACCAATAAAGACTTGCTTGACACCCGAAAGAAAAAATTAGATATTGATAAAGCTCGTGGCGCGTCACCTAATAGCGACGCTAAAACAGTCAACAATAATCTGTTCGTCGGCTCTACTGCTGAACTACAAAAGTTTCTAAAAGATCGCGCTAAAAATCTGGAGTCAGATGAATGAGTGCAGTGCTTGAAGAAGATTATGATATCGAGATTGAACATAATGGTGTAAATGGTAATCCGCTTCTAAAGCCAGTCGGTATGCAAATCGAATGGCAACCTTGGCAGATTGAAGAATATCTAAAATGCAAAGAAGATCCGATCTACTTCTGTGAGAAATATGTAAAGATTATCTCTCTTGACGAGGGTGTAATCAACTTTAAGATGTTTGACTTTCAGAAGCGATTCGTACGAGCTGCTAAACAGAATCGCTTTACTATCGTTCGTTGCGGTCGCCAGATGGGTAAGACTACTACCGCGACTGGTTTATTGTTACACGAAGGCTTGTTTGCTGACAATCCATCGTACATCGCTATCCTTGCCAACAAAATGGATACGGCTCAGGAAATTCTTGACCGTATTCAAATGGCATACGAAAACCTGCCATTGTGGATGCAACAAGGTGTTGTAGCTTGGAACAAACGAAGCTTCGCACTAGAAAATGGCGCCAAGTTTATCTGCGCACCAACTTCAAGTTCTGCTATTCGTGGTAAGTCTATCTCAGTTCTGTATCTCGACGAATTTGCTCACATTCCGCCGCACATTCAGCTAAAGTTCTTTACCGCTACATATCCAGTTATTTCCTCTGGTAAACAGACCAAAATTATCATTACATCCACGCCAAACGGTATGGAACTGTATTACAAGCTGTGGACTGACGCTATTAAGAAACGAAACAGCTATACAGCGGTTGACGTTCACTGGTCTGAATATCCTGGACGCGACGAAAAGTGGAAAGAAGAAACAATCAACAATACTTCTCCTGAGCAGTTCCGTCAGGAATACGAAGTAGAGTTCCTTGGCTCTAGTAACACGCTATTGTCAGCTGAGTGCTTGCAACGACTAACCTATGAAGATCCTATTTCAACCCACGGATCGACTAAGATTTACTCGTTACCGAATCCAGAACACCGTTATGTAATGACAGCTGACGTAGCACGAGGTGTCGGGGGCGACTATTCTACGTTCGTCGTCGTTGATGTAACTGAGTTCCCGTATAGGGTAGCTGCGGTCTATCGAGATAATAACGTAGAACCACAGTTGTTCCCGCACTTTATTAATGAATCACACAAGTTCTATAACTTTTGTCCAATTTTAGTTGAAACTAACGACATTGGCCAGCAGATCGCCGAGATGCTAATTACAGATTTCGAGAACGAAGGAGTGCTGAGAGTCACGCAAACTGGTCGCAAGGGTCAGGTTTTGGGTGGCGGATTTAACAAACAATCAAGAGTTGGTCTAAAGACAACTCAGCCTACAAAGCGAGTTGGTTGTTTGAACATGAAGGCTTTGATCGAGAACAACAAACTAGTCATTAACGACTACGATTTGTTGAGTGAACTCTCTACTTTTATAAGTAAAGGGACGTCTTACGAAGCCGAGTATGGTAAACATGACGATCTTGTTATGTGTTTGGTATTATTTGCTTGGATGACAAATCAAAATTATTTCAAAGATTTATTAGAAACCGATGTCAGAAAGAACTTAATGGAAGAGCGAGAAAAAGAGTTGGAAGACGACATGTTACCATTCTTTTCCGATGATGGAATGGGCTTTGAAGACGAAGTCCATATGTCTGCATTCGACCGTGAACTATTCTTCTAAAACCGTATTTTACTAAATATATTACAAAATATTATTATATTTCTGGCTCTATTTTGAACAAGGAGAAACAAGATGGCATTCCAAGTCAGTCCAGGTATCAATGTAAGAGAAATTGACCTGACCACCGTCGTACCAGCAGTTTCCGCTTCTGTTGGCGCGTTTGCAGGCGTCTTTGGCTGGGGTCCAGCTGAAGAACGTGTGCTAGTCAGTTCTGAAAACTCTCTTGTAAAGATTTTCGGTAAGCCTACCGCAGACAATTTCGAAACATTCTACACAGCAGCTAACTTCTTAGCATATGGCAACGCATTATACGTTGTTCGTGCTATCGATACAGCTGCTAGAAACGCACAGGCTAACACAGCTGCTGAAACTACAATTCAAATTAAAAATCTAGCAGATTATGAAGATGGTATTTCTGCTGGCGCAAACGCAATGTACTATGCTCGCTATGCTGGTACACTAGGTAATTCTCTAAAGATCTCTGTTTGTGACTCGGCAAATGCTTATAGCAATGCTCTAGACATGACAGATGGCGCTGCTACTATTGAAGGCACACTAACACTTGTTCCAAACAGCTTAACTGCTAACTTAAGAGTTGTTTCTGCTGTATCGAACACTGCTGCTAATACTTCTGCTACAAGCATCATCGGCAAAATTAGAGTTGGTGATTATCTAGTTGTAAATGGTCAGAGCCAATATCTAAAGGTAGCTTCTCTTGGTGCTGCTGTTGAAACTGGTAACGCCAGCGTATTCAGCGCACAAGCTGTAATTACTTTCGATAGCAAGTTTACTGGTTCTGCCAACGCAACTGCTAACTCTTCAAACGCACTAACTCGCTACTGGGAATTCTACAATGAAGTAGACAAAGCTCCAGGACAGTCGACCTTTGTTGCTGCTTATGGTAACACTGCGGCAAACGACGAACTACACGTTGTTGTAGTTGACGAAGATGGTCTATTCAGCGGTACTAAGAATGCTGTTCTAGAAGTATTTGAAGGTCTATCCCGCGCTACAAACGCTAAAGGCGAAAACGGTCAGACTCTTTACTATAAAGACGTAATTACAACTGACTCTGAGTATATCTACTGGGCAAATCATCGTGTTGGTGCTCCAGCTGCTGTTGCTCTAAGCGTCGCTTCTTCAGCTCAAACTCTACCAATGACTCTATCGTTCTCGAATGGTGTTGATACTTCGACAGAAAGTTCGGTTACACTAGGAAATCTTGGTACTGCATACGACCTATTCAAAGACAAGAACGTCGTTGACGTTTCTCTAGTCATGACTGGTCGTGCTAGCTCGGGTGTTGCTAACTATGTAATCGACAATATCGCTGAAACTCGTAAAGATTGCGTTGCTTTCGTATCGCCAACTCGTTCAACTTCAGCTGATTCTATCGTAACTTTCCGCAATCTTCTATCGTCGACTTCTTACGCTGTAATCGATTCAGGTTACAAGTATCAGTATGACCGCTATAACGATATCTATCGCTACATCCCATTGAATGGTGATATCGCTGGTCTATGCGCAAGAACTGACGAAACTCGTGACCCATGGTTCTCACCAGCTGGTTTCACTCGTGGTCAGATTAAAAATCTAGTTAAGCTAAACTTTAATCCAAACCAAGCAGAACGCGACCTACTTTACAAGAACGGTGTAAACCCAGTTGTAACTTTCCCAGGACGTGGTACTGTATTGTTTGGTGACAAGACTATGTTGGCTAAACCATCTGCGTTTGACCGCATCAACGTTCGCCGTCTATTCATCGTACTAGAGAAAGCGATTTCTACTGCTGCTGAATTTGCTCTGTTTGAATTCAACGACGAGTTTACTCGTGCGCAATTCAAGAATCTAGTTGAGCCATATCTACGCGAAGTACAAGGTCGCCAAGGCATTACCGATTTCAAAGTAATCTGTGATACCACTAACAACACTGGTGATGTAATTGATCGTAACGAATTTGTTGGTGACATTTATATCAAGCCAGCTCGTTCGATTAACTTCATCCAGTTGAATTTTATCGCTGTACGCTCTGGTGTTGAGTTTAACGAAATCGTTCAAGGAGCATAAGAAATGGCATTTAATGTAAATGAAATTAGACAAAACATGATTGGTGACGGTGCTCGTCCGTCACTATTCGAAGTAACAATGGTCAACCCTATCTCTAGAGTTGGCGATGAAACACTTCGTTACATGGTTCGTGCTGCTCAATTACCAGCTTCTAATCTTGGTCTAATCGAAATTCCTTATTTCGGTCGCCGTATTAAAGTTGCTGGTAGCAGAACTTTTGATAACTGGTCTGTAACTATCATGAACGACGAAAACTTTGCAGTTCGTCGTGCGATGGAAGCATGGTCATCAGCTATCAACAGCAATCAGACCAATCTAAGAAGCGTCCCTAGCTATCGCACAACTGCTGATGTTATTCAGTATGCTAAGGATGGTTCGGAACTACGTCGCTATCAATTCGTAAACATCTTCCCACTTTCAATTTCTGCAATAGATCTAAGCTGGGATAACGGTGATGCGGTTGAAGAATACACTGTAGACTTCGCGTTCGACTACTGGACTGTAGCCGATAGCGAAATTATCCAGTAAAAATGACTTGATTTGGAACGCTACATATAATGTGTAGCGTTCCTTCCAGTCGGAGAAAAATATAATGGCTCAGTTGTTTGGTTTTGAAATCGTAAGAAAGAAAGAAGCAGAAGAGAAGGCGCAACCTGATCGCTTAGTAACATTTGCACCCGAAATTAAAGATGACGGTGCGGTTGTTGTAGCGGAAGGTGGCGTCTTTGGCACATACTTAGATCTTGAAGGTTCAGCTCGTACTGAATCAGATCTAGTTGCCAAGTATCGTGAGATGTCACTTCAACCAGAAGTTGAATCCGCGATTGACGATATTGTAAACGAGTTCGTATCATACGACTCAGATTATAAGTTAGTCGATATCAACCTAGACGATCTAGAGTTTGGTAACAAAGTAAAAGATAAGATTCGCGAAGAGTTTAAGAACATCGTTCAGTTGTTAGACTTTAATAACAGCGGTTATGAAATCGTTCGTCGTTGGTATATTGATGGTAGATTATACTATCATGCAATTATTGACGTACAGAATCCACGCGAAGGCATTCAAGAAATTCGCTACATCGATCCGCGCAAGATCCGTAAGATTCGCGAGATTAAAAGAGTTCGTAGAAACTCACAAGCATCAACTGCAGGTCAGCAAGTCCATACAACAGAAACTAAACAAGAATACTACATGTATTCTGAGCGCGGTTTCTCTGGCGGTACTCGTGCTGGCGTAAGCACAACAAGTTATCAACCAGCTGCTGCTGGCTCAACTGGTATTCGTATTGCTACTGATTCTATCATTCACGTGACATCTGGTCTAATGGATGCTTCTAATCAAATGGTACTTTCGTAT